GCTTGCGTCGTCGTTGCCCACGATGGAGCTGTAAAGCTCCTGCCGGTTGGTTCGATGCTCGGGAATGTGGTTGCCATCAGCCTTGGATCGTCCAGTTACCGGCAGTGTCAAAACCATCGGCAATCTCCAGCACTCCCGAGCTATTAGTCGGCATGTGGATTGCTTCTATTGTATAGGCGCCCTCTTCCGTCGGCGTGATGCGTTCAATCTGATAGGTGCGGACTTGAGTGCTTGGCAGCTTGACGGTAAAAACAACCCCTGCAGGCGTTGCTGTTGTGCCGCTGTTGCTAACAACCAGCGTGGTGTCAGCTGGTGCTGTATCAGCGTCACCGTTCCAAGCAATTACGGTATAAGAACCATCGGCTAATGATGTTGTACTGACTAATGCACCCTCAGGAGTTACGACTCCGTTATTGAACTCGTCGTACTCAGTAGCGTCCATGCCGACTTTGATGTAATCGCCCGGTGCCATTGCCATCAAAACGCCTTCATGAGTCGTGGTAAACGAAACAGTATGGGTTGGGATGCGCCGCATACGGATAATGAACTTGGCCGCATCGATCGCATGGTTGCGATTCGTGCAGTAGTCAGACATATCGATGGTTTCTAGCGCGACACTGGAGTTGGCGGATGATTCACGCACCAACACTTCGCGAACGGTTGGGAACATGCCAGGGTTGTCCAGATTTGTGCTGGCCCGTTCTTCGCGGTAACGAACCGAAACTTGGATTGGGTCGCGTTCTTCAGGGTCAAAATACTGAAGTTTGAAGCTATTTTCGACAATGTTGCCTGCAGTAAACAAGCCCGTAATTGCCACAGCATCGAATTGCAGGGCTGGACGCAGGAAGAACTTGCCGTCAGACTCGCCAAATATCAACAGATGCGTTGCAGCAACATCAGCGCACCATTGCCGGATATTGATCTTGTCAGCTATTACGCCATCAAAGAAATATTTACGGGAGTAACACCAATCGGCTGCAGCAGTGAACTCAGTGAAGTTCACCATGTCGTCAGTAATTAAATCGCCTCTCCCGTAGGTGCTGTTGGTCATTAAATCCAACACAATGTCGGGGAGTAAATGCGTTGCCCCTACGGCCAAGCTGCTTCGCAATTGACGGCAGGTTTTACCGCCTGTCACATAGCAACTAAATTGGCTGAATTGTTGCCACTCAACTGAAGAGCTAATGTTGACTCCGATTAAGGCAAGGTTGTCGTAGTTAGGTGCGTAAGTGTTTCCGTCGTTGTCAACATTTGAAACTATTTCGTTTACATAAGTCACCTCATGTTCTGGTGCTGACGCTGATGAAACTACTTCGTCAAAGATAAATGACTCTGCAAGCTTGCCCCAAGTGTCAATTAATGATAAATCGTTATTTGAATATCTTGCATCGCTTTCTGGATACTGGAACGGTACCGAAGCAGTGTCTAGCCCTGAGCCTCTTCTGCCCACGGAAATTGCGAACGTATCAGCAGTGCCCGCCACATCAGTCCCATTGAATCGAACTGTGAGCCCAGAATCACTAATCACTTGCTCAGGCAATCCAGCCTCTAAAACATAGAGCTGGTTAGCTGATCGCTCCTCACGGACCTCCCACCCTGAAAGCGGCTCAAGTTGAAACTCCCATATCTTTATGTCGCCATTGAATGAGATCTGAAAATAATTAAAGATATTCTCTGAGGTAGAACCACGAACCCCATAACTGTATTGCAACTCTGTAAAGGTGCTGGCTCCGGCTTGACGGTAGTAGATTTTGAAGAATGAATACCTTTCGACTTGAGTAGAAACAGTGTTAGACCTATAATCAGTTGTATAAAGAGATGCGCCTTCGTCTAGAATGTTGCCTTTATAGTCTAAACAAGCTTTATTGTCGCAAAATTTGTTGTTTTTTAGTGTATTAAATGCCGCAATATTGTTCACCCTAATTCCAAGTCTTGAGCGGATTCCAATCTCAACTGCGCCGCATGGCCTAGATGTAGAGAATGAAGCAATTGCACATCGCATAATGTGGCCGTCAGTTGTTCCAGTATTGCGGCTCGGCCTAGAACTTGAGTCGTACCAATCATTACCATCAAGTTCAATATCTGCTTGATTATTGGCCTGTACAGCACCTGCCCTTACAGTTTTAAAGGTTGCGCTGACACTCTGGGGCAACGCTGCATCAGCATTAGAGGCGAAGGGATTGCCTGTCCTGGCAGTGCAAACCGCCAGCCCGCTACCGATTTTGTATAGCTCACCTATGACAATTGAATTGTCCCAACTCTTCTGCCTTCCAGCGATTGATGCTGCAATGTCTTCACATGTTTCAACAAAAATATCTTTCAAGTTAATGTAAGAGACTAAAGTGTAGTGATTTGCAGTATTGTTAGCAGGCACCCTGCTCCATTGGTAAACTGCATTCAGCGGACTTGTGCTTGTAACTTTTTCTTTATTAACAAGCCCTCCTTGAAGGCTTACGCCGTTTAGTGCGGTATAAGTATTTTCGCCAGCAGTAAAAGTAAAAGTGCTCTGGTTTATGGAAAAATTCTCGTCAACGTTATCAGTAGAAAGCTCTATGAAGCTGTCTGAAGTAACTGTCATTTGGTGCGTCTGAATGACCGTGATGTCATCTTCAGGGTCATCGGCAACTAAATCATTGGTCAGCGTAACTTTAAATTTTGATGCTTTCAACAGCTGCAACTCTCGCAAACTCATGCTGCTGGTATCTAATTCCACTCTCACTGCAATTGCTGCAATGTCTTCTGCCGCTGAATTATCTAGATTGTCACTATAAGCAACATAACCCCAATCGTTTCCAGATCCTGGCGTTACGCCTGGCCCTTCGCTGATCTCTTTAATGGTTGCCGTGAATCTGTTTAGCAGTTGCTCTGCGAGGGCAGAAGTGCCGCTGGGGGACTTGGTGTTGTTTGTGTCATCGTATTTAAACTTTATTTTTCCATTTCCACCTGAACTGGTGTCCTCCACCTCTAAAGTTGTCCCTGTTGTGTCAACACTTAGCTCAACATCAATGTCCCAATCGCTGATCGTAAAAATATCCCGGATTGCCCTACTAAAAGCTGTGTTCTTATCGCTGCTTGAGTAAAGGTTGTATATTGTTTGCCCGCCAATTGTGTCAATACCCTGTGCGGTGATCCCACTTCTTGAGCTGTAAACTACTTGTTGTTTACGCCTAACTGCCCACTTTGATTCGTCTGTTATGCACTTAACTTTCGTCTCACCGTCTTTCTTATAGGGAACTAATTGCGGCCTGACAATAGGCTCAAAGGTTGGATTGGGTCGGTATGCAAAATCATTTCCACAGAATCCATAAAGTCCAAACGTTGTCTGGTTAGCTGGCTTTTCAGCTGCTGAAAAATCTGATGTGACACTGCTACCAACCTTGATTGCATAAACATTGCTTGAGCTTTCATTCCCAGGATCTTCACTAGCTTGCCTGCCGTAAATGCGATCAGATGACTGAATGCGAGCAGTCAAGCCGCTGGCATAACGCCCATAAATGGTCATTCGGCTGCCTATTGAGTTTGCCGTTGTGCCGAAGTCGTAGCTAGTTAAAGTATTGCCACCAGACGCAAAATTGCTAGGCTCGATAGCGGCTATTGGCCCCTCACCGATTAAGAAGATCGCCCGGAGCATCTGCGATCCACCAAGGCTATAAATCTGCGACCAGAGCAGCTGCGTATTAACTCGAACGCCACCATACACAATGGATGCAATCGTTTCTTTGTTTGTATAAACAAGCGGTATAACTGATCCTAAAGTTGAAATCTCTTGCGTTGAATTAAAGCCGTATCTTGGTGCAAAGCGTTGGTTTTGTGTTGTTGTTTGGCCGCCGCTACTTGTCGCCCTTAATTCAGGTGGTCTGCCTGGTTGCTCAAATGATGGCTTTGGTCTTAGCAGCGTCGAAGCAACAGTCAGGCCAATGCCAATGACCAAATTTATAACGGCAAGCGTGAACGGATCTATACCAGCTACGACAGCAGGCTGCGGCGCTCCAGCAGCTCGTTTACGCACTTCTTCTTTGAACCAAGCATACTGCTCATCCGTTAGCCCCAGCATTGAGGCAAGATATTTATCAGACGGGAGTAAATTGCTCATTTCACAAATCGACGATACTGGGATTCTTTCATGGCTCGCGGTGGTAACCAGCACACGCCACGCTTGTGATGGACAACTAAAACCCCATTCTCTACTACTATACCGACGCCAAGGCCGTTTGCGCCGTTTTTAAACATGCAGACTGCATACTCTTCCATTTCTGGTAATACCTCTGTTGCTGCGTTCCATAGCCCCTGCAATTCTTCCCATTTACCAGCAGTTGCTAGATCCATCCACCGGTAATCAAATGGCGGGTGGTAAACACCAACAGAATCTAATATCGCCCAAACCATGACCACACAATCAGCACCCCGGCCATGCTTCGGATGCTCCCCAAATGAATGAGGCAAGCCAATCCACGGCTTCCAATCAATCATCAGCTAACTACCAACGAACCAGAGGTTGGTAACGCCCCAACGATTTTTGTGTTCAAGACACGCCTTGGAACGTCTGACGCAACAGCATCCAGCGGTGACGTTAGTTTTAGCATCACTTTCTCTGTATCCATGTCGTAACTAGCGACACGCCAAAGCTCAGATCGAATCAGTGCAACATCACTGAAGTCCGTCACATCGAGGCTGACAGTTTTCAAGTCCAATAACCAGCGGCTTTGAACGGCTTCAGCGAAAATGTTTACGCTGATTTCGTTTGTCGCAGCGCCTAGCACTGCTTCGGATCGGTCGCCGCCTTTACTGCCTGCACCAGTAGACACAGCAAAAGGCAGAAAACTATATGTAACCCCGCTATACGCTCTCGTTAGATTGACTGAAAAATTTTGGTAGGCGTAAACGGTTGGTGTGGAAGAATCCTCCATGAACCGTGCATAGTTGACGAAGGCAAATGCGCTCATTAGCTAAGTCCTACTTTTTTTCTTGTTTTAAGACTACCCTGCAGCGCCGAGAGCGTCAACGCTCGACCGCGTTCAGCGGCCTGCGCCATGCCCTTGCGGTGCTGCTCAGCGGTGACGTATTCGACATTATTGATCACTCTGGATTCGTACCGCACATCGATCGGATCTGGGCTTGCCAGCATCGCAAGGGATGTGCGTTCTACTTCGCGGATGCGGTTTGTATTCATTGTATTTTGCTGTTTAATGAGCTGCTGACGTGTAGCCTCATTGCTACGCATCGCAGCATCCTGCTGCTCAAGTTTGTCGCGGGTATCGCTATTTGACAGCACCATGCCACTACTGGATGGCATGAACAACTCAGGGCCGCGTTCGCCGACGATGTAAGGCTCGTTTGCGTTGACGGGGCCGCCGTTAGCGCGGGTGCCGAAGCCAAGAAAACTAAGGATACCAATGCCATCACTGCCAGCTAAAGCATTAAGGCCAAACTTAATCAGGAAACCGCCTAACTGTTTTAACGTGTCTTGCAAAATGCTGTTCCAATCGGCAGTACCATCAATCAAACCATCAATCGCACCAAGTAGCTGG